CTCATGGCTACAAATTTAGCCAAAAAACAAGGTTGTAACATATAATGGAATTAATGTGAACCAAGCTCTGTTCTTCACACTTACATGAAACAACAATCCATCAATATTGTTTTCTTGACTCTTCTTACTTAAAAGACCCCTATCTACATTTGTTTTTAAAGCAAATGTGCAGTCGTCATCTGCTAATATCATCTTTTCGAGCATCCTTTGACCCTGCTTAGTGAAGAACACTTCTTCATTAGATCCAGATATTAAACCAGACATCCTAAGCTCAACGAAGTCAGCCATGGGCATCTCCAATGGCTTGCCCATCTTTATAACGTTATCCGATTGCGTGGCATTTATAAAAATAGAGTATAAATTCTTTGCCTGCTTAGAGTTTGTGCTTAAAGGAATAAGCATTTTTTGACCAAACTGCATATTGTTCATTAATAGGTCAACAAGAGAAGATTGATTTTCTTTTTTCATGGATTACCCCATAATACTTTTCTGTACGGATAGTTTGCCTCATCTTCTCCATAAGGAAAAGCATAAGGCTCATTTCTAAGTTCTCTTAAATAGTATCCAACCTTAGATTCTGACGGGCTATTCCCTTCTAGCCCAGCAGTGTATCTACTTTGTTTTTGCTTCATATCTTGTCTAGCATAGGTTTCTTCGTCTATATCGCTCCAGCTAAATACTCTTTCTTGCATAGGCAAATCTAAATTAGAATACGGTCCTTGTATAGAGGAATTCATATCTATGCCTGTAAAGGCTACCTTAGATAAAACTTTTTGACTATTTAAAGTATTTACTAAATATTTTATATAGCCCAATCTTTTTATATTATGTTCATATATTTCTATTTTAGATAGTATAACTACAGCTTGCTCTGCTGTAGCAGCACTCATTCTATCAGCACATAATTGAGACACAGAATCCATGTGAGCATCTATATGCTTTGCTTTAAGAACGCTATGCTTACTTTTTTTGTATAACCTGTTTATGCTTTTTTGTAAGACTCTCAGATAGCCTATATTAACCCCTCCAGCTATGGGTTTTATATTAGACTTAATCTTTTCCCACTCTTCTTTAAGAAGATTGATTTGATCTTTTTTCAAATCATCTAATCTTTTAATAAATAATTCTGATGGCTCGCCAAAATTGTCGTGGATATTGATTATAAATCCATTTTCATTTTTATATCCATAATACAAAAGCTCTTTTGCTATTAAAAATAGTTTAGCTTCATTTATCATGGCATGGCTTCCCCACTAAAGACGAAGCGTAATCTTGGGGATAAATTAGCGTAAAATACCTACAAAGCTTATTCTTATTCTGTCTTTTTAGCTTTTTATATTTTTTATTAGCATTTTCAGAACTTATTTTAGTCAAGATCTAATTCCCCGTTGTTTTCGCCAACAAATATAGTTCCTTGATCTGGATTAGAAACAATTACGTTATTGTCTGAATTTAATTTGACTACTTTTGTTTTATTATCCTTTTTTTCAGCGCCTTTATCTTTGGTATTGCTAGGCTTTTTAGAACTAGATGATTTCTTAAAACTTTTCCTTACAGGAATATCTTTTTGAACTTCTGACTTAATTTCTACCTTAACATCCTGAACTACATCATTTTTAGCACCTTGCGCTATTTCATCTATCTTATTTATTATACCAATAGAAACTAACTTATCCAATTCTCTACAAACTGGATCGTCTGACAAGAGTATCGCCTTTTCTCCTGGACCTAATGGACTTCTTAAATGAGAACAAACTATAGTTTTCTTTGATTGATTAACATATATATTTTTTTTAGCTATAGAAGCATCTTGAGCTTCGTCATCCACTGGAGACACATAGCCAGAATGAATAGACCACACAAGCTCATGATGACCTATCTTATCTCTTGAGACATCAAAAAACATATCTTTCTTGAGTATTAAATTTAATCCACTTAACACTATCTCATTTGTAACTTTACCTGTTGTTTTAAATCTCATAAAGACTCCTTTTTTGGGAAATATTCCCACCTATTTGATTAGGTTTTCTATCTCTGTTTTCGGATATGAGATTAAAAATTCTCCTATTAATGCCTATAGGCATATCTGATGAATCAGATTTTGAAGAATTTACTTCATCAGATTTACCTTTTCTTTCTCCAGTAAATTCTGGATCAGAATCAAAAGGGCTATCTGGATCAAAATCAGTCCATGGATGATGATCTGGAGCAGCAATATCTCGATTACTACTACCACCTATAGATCCTGAAAGGTCTGGAGGTTCACCTGGCAAACCTTGATTTCCTAATAATGTTAGTTTCGGAGACTCTCCACTATTAGGAGCAAAATATCTTTTATATGGATTTTTCTTATCTAACGGATGCTCAAAAGCGGCAGGCCAACCTGTTCCTCTACGAGCTTGCTTTTTCATAATGAATTCAACAACTCTCTTTTCTTGTCAATTATTTTTTCAATAATTGAACTTTCTTCTTTACTAAACTCTCTTTGCTCAGATGCAACCTTATATGCCAAGTAAAAAGCTGCTGCATCTAACTTCTTTATAGAATCAAGACTACCTATCGTATGCATAGAAGAAACATCAGAATGAGAACCTATATTTTTTATGTTTTCCTTAACATCTATACCTGGAACGCCATCAAAATTCTTAAATCTTTCTGGCCTATTGGGTAAGCCAGAAGCTGATTCTGGGACATTGTTAGGGACTTTCTTTCCTCCCTTTTTACCCATATATTTTTCAAATATGTCTTCTTGTTTCTCTAGAGATTTTTGTGCTTTAGCGAAAGCTTCTCTATACTCATTGTCCCATTTTTCTGAAGCCACATTTACCCTTGGAACCTCATCTCTTACATCATCATTTACTCTTTTAGAATAAGTAAGTTCTTTGTCCATTCTAGCTTCAGATATAGAAGCCACTTCATCATCTCTTTTTCCTAACTTGCCTTCTACAGTAGGCTCGTATTCATCTTTAGACTTAGAATTTACTACTGCCTCAAATACTTCTGGAGTTTCAGATGCTGATAAACCTTGAGACTTTCTTTCTTCTTCCAGAAGCTGCTCTCTTGAAGCCACTTTCTTACCGTCACCATTAAACCAAGATTTAATTATTTTATTTAGATTAAACATTTTAGAACCTCTTTGTCCATTTTGATCTATCCATAAAATTGTTTAAAGGCTGACCCTGCATGCCTCTAAAAACAATACCATCTCCAAATGGAGTTACAGACATTCTAGCTAATCTTCCTTGTGGTAGCCTAGTACTACCTTCATTTAAACACGCATAAGCAGCACCAGCGAGAGCATCTACAACGTCATCTGTTTTTACTAACCCATCTTTTTTTGCAAAAACCTTATATCCTGTTGCTGTATATCTTCTTTGTAGATACAACATTTCATCATGCAATAAAGAGTGAGATGGGATTTGCAATCTATTAGCAGATACTAAGTCATATAAATTGTCATATATTATTATTTTATATCTTTTAGTAAATCTAGTCATTTTAGCAGGAATACTGTGTTTTTGCAAATGATCTATGCTATGCTGAGAATTCCACTGATCAAAAGTAACTAATTCAAAATTATATCTTCTACTTAAAAGTATAATATAATTATCAACTTCTTCATTTAGTATAGGCCTACCCTCTAAAGGTTGCCAATACTTTATGTGATCTACAATAATCTTAAAATCCATCTTATTAGTTTCTTTGTTGAGATATGACTCTTTATGCAAAACGCATAAAGCATAATTATGGGAAGAAGTAGCTGGATCTAAATGGCAAAAATAACTAAAGCCTGGTTCTCCATGCTCTTTAAACTTGTTATTATTAGTAAATGCCTTTTCTACCATGTCTCTAGTAAAAAAAGTTTGACCAGCAGTTCCACTAAATTCTGCACCAAACTCCATCATAAATTCTTCTTCAGTCATGTTACTGAACTTTTGACGCAATAATTCTTGTGTCTGATTAGGATTAACAACCCATGTTGGTAACTTACACATAACCCTATGAGGAACAGAAGATGCCTTTCTGTATAATTCATAAAACACACCTTCTTTGCCACGAGGAGAACTAATGCAGATTATCTTACCATCATATACATCTTTATTTTTTTCTTCTCCATAAGGATCTATGTATTTTTCTTTTCTTACATAAGTGGAAGTTGCTGGAGCAAGAGTTCTGTATATACTTTCTCCTCCACTGCTGCCAGCAGTTTGTTTGTACAATCCAATTTCGTCCAATAAAAGGCAATAACAAGATATACCTGCAAGAGAGTCCGAGTTGCTGTGTCCACATCTTATTATAACAGACCCAGGACTGGTAGGAAGACCCCTAGAAGCTAATTCTGCATTCTTTATTTTATCAGCAGGAGTTAAAAGATGTATTTGATCTGCAAGTATGCCATCTGCGACTATCTTGTCAGCAAAATATGTACTTTTTATTATTTTATCTTTTATTTCATTAAATAAAACTTGAGCCTGAGCAGAGCTATTCGCCACTGTCAATATAGTAAATGGGGCTCCAGATCCTAAGTTATATAACTTGTAGGGATCTCCATTTGGAGATTCAAGAAGCTTCGCAGCTTCGTAGCATGCTAATATTGAAACAATGAAATCTTTTCCGCTATTGTGACATATGAATCCCTGACTTACAAAATTTTGCAAATGCTTTTGATCACTCACTTGCAAATCAAATGTTCTTTTTTTACCAACATACTCTATAGATTTTATATTAAAAAATGAGTACGGTAATGAGCTATCATGGTTTGAATCTTTATCAATTATCTTACTTAACGTAGACTCACATAATTTAACTATTTTATCTTTACCAATAAAACCGATTTCTTGTAAAAATATACTTATATACTTCTTACGCACAAAAGACACAACATAAGAATTTGAGCGATAAGTTCTTTTATTATGCTTTTCATCCACTATGGAAGTTTTTCCAGACTTTAACCTTAGGTTCGATAATATCCCAAATTTACTTAGCAAATACTGAACATCATAAGCCTGTTGTTTATTTACAGTGCAAAATTCTATTTGACAATGATTGACATATTTTTTTCTCTTTTTAATATAAATAGACCCATCACAGCTAAATAAAGCCTTCAAATAATTAGAGACGATATTTTTAGGTGCTTCGAGTATTTCTTTTGGAGTTCTTTTATGATGACATGTTTTACCGCTTACACCATACTGCACCAAAAGCTGCATGAGTAAATTCTTTTTTCTACGAGTTAAAGTTCTGTTTCTATAATCTTTTACTCCTAAAGACTCGTTTTCATAATACTTAGAAGTTATTTTATATTGATATTTTGTGCTTTTTGCTCCAGTCCATGGATCTTTGAAAATTTTTATGTTATCGCCAAGTGAGCTCAAACATACTTTGAAATCCTTCAATACGGACTTATTTGAACAAGTCAAAAATGTTGCAGCTTTTGAACAGTTTCCATCACCTATCATATATCCTATAAGTCTTGCTTGTTCTTCCGTCATTTCAGTTTTTGCTTCTAAACCAAATGGAAAAGACTCGCTAATTGATATCATATCATTATCAGTGTCCAGATCTTTAATCTGCTTCCACCCATTTGATGTCAGTACAGGATGATTTGATGTAGCCTCTATAAAATGACCACTATAAGTTTGCACTTTATATACATCTCTTATTCCCTGATATACAATATCGCAGTTAGACACACATTCCATCCTCTTACTTTTTTCATTATAAGTCCATGAGTCTATTGTTCTCTTTCCAGAATCCCACATTGAACCAAATGTATAAATTCTATTTGTATTAATGTCTACTATATGATTATCTTCTGACAAGCAACGACGACCCCATACGAGGACCATCTCACTTTTTATAACCCCATTATCTATTTTAGAAAAAATATCGCTAATGTCTTCATCTAAAAGGTTGTATTTTTTACACAGTTGCCTTTCTTCATCTGTTAGTGTCATATGCTCATTGCCGACGCTTCCAGAATAAAAACATTTCAACATAATACGTTGAAATGGGTAGAGATCTATAGAAGTAGGCTTTTGATGAGGAAGACCCAAATATTTTTCTGATTCAACAAATTCAATTATACTTGGAACATGACCAGCGTCACTAGCGGTAAGCGTGACATTTTTAACAGCTTGTTTTAAGTTTTCTAAATCAAAGTGTAAATCATTCGGTTTTTTTGGACGCCCAGCTTTCGCCATCATTTTCTCCGATTAAATAGAAACCAGACCTTCTTAATAAAAACTTCATAGAATATTTCTCTCCAACATAGCATAGGCAATCGGCGTCATTGCATTCATCCAAAATGCCTGTATCTTTATCTACTTTCCACCAATAAATGCCATCTTCATTAAGCTCAAACATTGCTCTAAATATTTTTACATCATCTTCAGAAAGACCATATGCTCCTGTATAATAATGATCTCCATTTATTCTAGTTGATAATTTATATTTAAATGGAGAATC